GAGACAGAAGCCGAACCGGTGGAAGTTATTGCCGAGGAACCAAAGGTTGAGGTAAAGAAAACAACAAGAAAACGAGCCCCTCGTAAAACTACGACAAGGGCGAAAAAAACTAAGACGAAATCAATCTCCTCCGAAAAATAAAATGTGTGTGTAATCCTTTTCCTCCGGTGCTCTTCACCGGAGGTTTTCTTTTTATGTTAACTAGTTAGATATAGCGGAGGATCCCCAAATGTCATTTCCATCTTTAACGCCAGTCTCGACCAATTCGGCGATTGTGCTTCCTTCAACCGGATCACACTCTGAAGTTGCTTCATCGTTGGCCATCGGTTATTATTCCGGAAGCGCTGCTTTTGTTACAGGCGCTGCTTCTCAGGTGGCGTACACATACAAAAGATTGGGAGGGGATGTATTAGATATTGAACTTAAGGCCATAAACGTCTATAATCACTACGAGGAAGCCGTTCTAGAGTATTCTTATATCGTCAACCTACATCAAGCGAGAAACTCCTTAGGGAGCGCCCTAGGAAGCCCTACGGGGTCCTTTAATAACAAGGGTGAATTAACCTCTGGTGATGATGCTGCTCTGAAATATCCTAAGTTCAAATTTGATTATGCTTATCGGGCAGCCGATTCTTTTTCTACAGAAGCAGTTGTTGGAGGAACAACTCCAATATATTCTGCTTCTTTTGAGACGGTACCAGATCAACAAGATTACGACCTACAGCAGGTAATATCAGCGAGTGCAGCAGCAGATAACACACTACCGTATGCTCCGGGATTCAAGAACAAGAGAATTAAAGTTCGACAAGTGTACTATATAACCCCAAGACAGATGTGGAGGTTCTATGGTTACTACGGTGGACTAAATGTTGTCGGTGATTTTCATAATTATGGGCAATACGCAGATGAATCAACCTTTCAGGTTATCCCCACATTCCAGAATAAGTTGCAAGCAGTCATGTATGAGGATCATTTGTACACAAGGACATCTCACCACTCATATGAATTAATTGACAACAAGTTGAGAATATATCCCGTTCCCGATGATGTGTCACCACAGAAGTTTTTCTTTAGGTTCACTGTAGAAGACACCGCTTTCTCATCAGGATCTTCAGATTCCGGAATGCTCGGTGTCAATAACATGAACACTTTACCGTTCCAAAATCTTCCTTTTGAAAGTATAAACTCAATGGGACAACAGTGGATTAGAAAATTTTCTTTGGCTCTTTCAAAAGAGACCTTAGGGCAGATTAGAGGTAAATTTGGAAACTCTGTTCCCATACCGGGCGATAACGTTTCTTTAAATGCAACAGAGTTACTAAGCCAAGCAAACACAGAGCAAACGACATTAAGGGAAGAACTCAATAAACAATTAGATGAGATGCTATACTCTAAATTAGCAGAGGTGGACAAAGCAATGGTCGACAACACTGACGCCATTGTACAGAAAGTTCCAATGAAAATATTTGTAGGATAATTTTATGTCAAAATGGGAAAGACCAACTCAGCCTCCATCACCATTGTTTCTGGGCGAGAAAGAAAAGAACCTTGTAAAACAAATAAACGACGAAGTAATAGAGAGAGTTGTTGGTCAACAAATACTTTATTTTGCAATTGACATGGAGACAACAAACTTTCATTCCTTGTATGGAGAGGCCATAGAAAAAAACTTCTTACACCCCATCAGAGTCCACGCTTTAGTTGAGTATGGTGGCATTGAGACCGTTTTTCTGGACAGCGTAGGTATAGATAAGAAGACCAGTGCTACTGTCCATTTTCACAAGCGTAGATTGACTGAAGATCAAAATTTATTTGTGAGAGAAGGGGATTTTATAAGATACGGTGATATCTACTATGAGATAGTTAAACTTAATGAGCCCAAACAACTGTTTGGTCAGATTGAGTCTAAATTTGAAATTACTGCCGATTGTATTCGCGCAAGGGACGGATTATTCAATGGAGAATAAAGAAGTTACATTACAACCTTCTACTATCGAAACGATAGATCAGGCCCTATATCATCTGATTAAGGATGAGTTTTTTTTGCATACAAAAACAAATTCAGGTTTTCGAGCAGTTCCAGTCCTATGGATATCGCCTGAAAGGTCTTTTCACGTCAAGAAGAAGGAAATAAGAGATGCTGTTGGCAAATTGAAACTCCCTCTAATAACTGTTGAGAGAACGTCTTTTGCAAAGGATCCAAACTTTAAAGGCGGTTGGCAAGCGAATATTTTTAACAACAAAGATGGACCTAGAGGATACAGAAAACACTCTAGATCAATAAAAAAACAAATAGTCACAGAAAAAACAAGAGATTTTGCTGTGGCAGATTCTAAAAGGGAAAATGGCGACTTTTATCATCCGACAGACAACACAAGCGTTATCTACGAGGAAGTATATGTGCCAATCCCTGTTTGGGTAACGGTAAATTACTCAATAACACTAAGAACAGAGTATCAACAACAAATGAATGATTTGATGACACCTTTCGTAACAAGAACCGGTAACATCAATTCTTTGCTTATTAGAGACTCTGGTCATCAATACGAAGCGTTTATTCAACAAGACTTCGCTCAATCAAATAATATGTCAAATTTAGGTGAAGATGAACGAATGTTCCAAACCAAAATTGATATTAAAGTCCTAGGATTCCTCCTAGGGGACGGAGTAAACGAAGAGGCGCCAAAGATTGTTACAAAAGAAACAACCGTGCAAATAAAAATCAGCCGAGAGAGAGTAATTATCGGCGATGAAAAACCATGGAAAACCCGCGATAAGAAATACAGGGAGTTTTAATGACTTTTGAATGCGGCGAAACTATTTATTAAGAATTATATATTATAAGGAGAGTTAGTCAATGGCTAAAAAGTTTGATTTTCTATCACCCGGAATTTTGATCCGCGAGATTGACCAAAGTATTATCCCCCCAGAAAGGGACGAAGAAGGACCAATTATTATTGGTCGAGCCAGAAAAGGCCCCGGAAATAAACCAGTTAAAATCAAGAATTTAGACGACTTTATTTCTATTTTTGGGAAGCCTGTTGCTGGCGGTGGCGAAGGTGGAGACATCTGGCGTGAAGGCAACACTGTTGGACCGACCTTTGGCGCTTACGCTGCACAAGCATGGCTTGCTTCTGGTGAAGCACCAATCACTTATGTGCGACTAGTCGGGGACCAACATCCCGGAGCCTCTGCTGCTGGTTATGCCGGTTGGCAACTAGGGTCGAATGGTATAACAACCAGTACTAGCACTAACTCAACTGCTTACGGATTATTTATAGCAGATAACACCACTGATCTTGGTCAAGGATTGGCATTTGCAACCCTCACTGTACAAGGTGGTCTACCTTCAAACAATGATACGGTTACCATCACAGAACAAGACGGCACAGCCCTGATTTTTGAACTAGATTCTGATGATACAGTTGCCGCTGGTAGAGTTGAGGTCAATATTGCCGGTGGCGCTAATGCAACTGCTCTAAATCTTGCCAATGCAATTCAGGGCGAGATAGAAAAAGGTAATCTAGTAAACTTTGTTGTGCAATATAATGCAACAATTGCGCCTGCTGTTGTCAATATCGCATTTACCGGGACAACTCTTGGAAGTGCAGCAGTAGCATCATCAAATGGTAGTGGTATTGCTCTTGCCGGAGAAACCCTAGCCCCTGCTGCCCAAGCGATTGGAGAAGGAGCACTGGCAGCCATTTTCTATGCTGATTCAGGACACTTAAAACTTGGAGGAGAAGAATATGGCTCTACTGCTGGATCTACTTTTCAATTCGGTGCTGGACGTCTTATCCAATCAATTGGTCAAGACAAGCATTTTGGTTTACAAGTGTTTAACGCTTCAGGTGTCGAAGTAGATAGGGTTGACTTTAATTTCAACAGAAACTCTTCTAGATACATCCGTAACGTTTTTAACACAAATCCACAATTGGTTAATTCACAAATTACTCCGAGTGATGATCTTAAGTCGTATTGGCTTGGAGAGACTTTTACTCGACACCTAGAGACCTATGTTACCGGTACAGTTCAGCGTGGACAAAGCGCAGTATTGTTACCACTAGGATCTGCAACTGCTGGTACTGCTAACTGGGGATATCGTGCAACTGGTTCTGCTCCTGCTAAAACAGGATATGTCTTTTCTCAGAGAGCAACAAACCAACAACAATTATTTAGGTTTTGCGGATTATCTGATGGTGAAGATTTTCAAAAGAACCACATGATTTCAATTGAAGAAATTAGAGAACCAGCAAACCCAGTCGTTAATCCATACGGTACATTTGCAGTTTGCGTTAAAGACTTGGCTGGTAATTCAATTGAGAAATTTTCTAACTTAGACTTGAACCCGGCTTCTACAAACTATATTGCTAGAAGAATCGGTGATCAATATATGAGTTGGGACAACAGTAAAAGACGATATAGAACTTATGGAGATTTTCTAAATCTTTCAAACTATATCCGTGTTGAAGTTGCTTCCGGTATTGCTAATGGAGGCGCCGCTGGTGTACTACCTGCAGGTTTCCGAGGTCCCGTTAAACACAAAAGTATCGCTGCTACTTCCGGTTCATCAGTTATTCATTCTGTAGTATCTGGTGGTATTGGTGGGGATTTCACTGCTGCCTTTGTGCAGCCCGGCAATTCTAGCACTGTCGTTGGTGGTCATGGTGGCTCATACGCTGTTGCCGCACACGGTGATCAAGACTTCGTCGTTAAGTACCACTTTCCATCTATTCCGTTGAGAAAATCAGGTTCTGACGGTGGAGCGGCGGATCCATATCGTGTTCATTGGGGTATTCGACCAAAATTATCAGATACTTCTAATCAACACGACCCAGATTACGTTGATTACTTAAGGTTCTTGCCTGCAGGAATTGATAGTCATACACCTAATAGTGATGCTTTTGAGTATTCATACAACTTTTCATTAGATGATCTTGTTATCAATAGTGCCTCAGGCTCGGCGATTTACAGATCAGGTTCGTACCATGCCACTAACAACACAACAGCGAATTCTTTTACTTCGCCGGGTAACAATCAGTTGAATGCCAACGGTACTTTTGGAGATTTATTGGATCTTGGAGTTAGACAATTTATTATGCCGATCTTTGGAGGTCGCGAAGGACTCAATATCAAAGAGGCAGAGCCATTTAGAAACATTGATGTTATTGGTACAACACTGAGTGAAACTACCAACTATACTCACTACTCTATAAACAAAGCGATCGATTCGATCAGAGATCCTGAGGTTGTTGCTGGTAATCTATTGTTGATGCCCGGTATCTATCAACCAATCATGACTGATAAATTGATTAATACTGCCGAAACTCGTCAAGATGTTTTAGCAATTATTGACCTAGAGAGTGACTATACTCAAAGCACAGAAAACACTGACAATTCTACTCAGCGATTGGGATCTGTTACTACAGCAATTTCCAGCCTTAAGTCAAGAAACTTAAATTCTAGTTTTGCTTGTTCTTTTTATCCTGCTGTACAAGCAGTTGATAATCTGAGCCCGGGCGCACCTTATGTTTGGCTACCAGCCTCTGTTGCAGGACTTGGAGCGATGGCTTCATCTCAGCAAAGAACTGATGTGTGGTTTGCTCCAGCAGGATTTAATCGCGGTGGACTTGGCAACTTGGGAGGTCGTCGAGGCCCACGAGTTATTCAAGCAAGACAACGATTAGATTCTCGAGAAAGAGATGATTTGTATCAAGTTAACATTAACCCAATTGCTACATTCCCAGCCGAAGGGGTAGTTGTTTTCGGCCAAAAGACTCTTCAAGCAGATCAATCTGCTTTAGATAGAATCAATGTTCGACGATTACTACTTTTCTTGAAGTCTCGAGTTAGCACTGTTTCTAGAGGTCTTTTGTTTGATCCTAATGTACAAACAACTTGGAATCGTTTCAAAGGTTCAGTAGAGCCGGTCCTTTCTGATGTGAAAGCAAGATTTGGATTAACCGATTATCGTATTATTTTGGATGAGACTACAACTACTGCTGATCTTATTGATCGCAATGTTATGTACGCCAAAATATTCATCAAACCAGCCAGAGCAATTGAATTCATTGTTGTCGACTTTGTAATTACAAGAACTGGTGCGGATTTCACTTAATATACTATTTAATTTAAACAGGAGAAAATAAACATGGCATTTTGGACACAAAATCATAGTGTAAACTCATCAGGGATTGGCACTAAAGATCCAAAAAGGAAATATCGATTTAAAATAAGCATCAACTCGCTCAATGATAATGGCTGTGTTTGGTGGGCAAAAACTGTCGCGAAACCTTCATTTGAAATCACAGAGAGTGAGCACACCTTTTTGACTCATAAATTTTATTACCCGGGAAGAATTAGTTGGAATGAAATAGAAATGACATTAGTTGATCCTGTTTCACCCGGTGCTGTTGCAAACTTGAACGCAATGATTAGAGCACAGGGATACGCTGTTCCTTCTGAGGACTTATCTGGGACATCTTTTGAAACAATGTCTAAAGGTAAAGGCGCAAATGCATTGGGTGCTGTTTTAATTCAACAACTCGACGCTGCTGGTGATGTTATCGAAACTTGGGAACTTAAAAATCCTTTCATTAAAGGGGTTAAGTACGGAGACCTAGACTATACTTCTGATGACTTATTGGAAATTTCTCTTAGTCTCAGATACGATTGGGCTACTTGTACAATTGGATCAGGTGATGGTGTTGATTCATCTAACGACAGTATAGGAACTAATTTAGTTGCTGGTCAACCAAGTGATGTTAGAGGTGGACGTTCATTCTTTAACGCTGGGGACACTGCATCTGACGGCTCTAGCGACTAGTAGGATATGAAGTGGCCTTTTGGACAAAACAATTAGGGACAGGTAAAGGGCAGAGTCTACAGCCAAAATTTGGAGACAGGTTTATTGTGATGTTTGGGGGCACTAATTCCTCTTTCGCTAGTAACATAGTATTCACAGTAAAGAGTGTAGACAAGCCCTCTGTTCAAATAGATACAAAAGAGTTTAAACTTGTTAACCACAAGTTTAAATATCCCGGTACCGTTACATGGCAACCTATTAAAATGACATTTGTTGACATGGCTGGTAGTTTTAACGATGGGATAACAATACCTCAGTTTGAATATTTTAGTTCAGAGCACACTAACATCGGAGTAAAAGGTGAGAAGTTACTTACCCCAAATTTCCAAAACACTGCTATGGCTTTAGCGTATCTTTTGTATTCTAGTGGATATGATACGCCGGGGTTTGAAACCGTTAAGGGGATGAACACGGCTATACAAAAAAACCTTTCAATCAATTCTTTTAATAAAATCACAATACAAATGCTTGACACCGATTATACTCCCGATTCTCCTAACAACATTAAAGTAGTTGAAAGTTGGGAATTGTTTAATCCAATAGTTAGATCAATAAATTGGGGTAGTCTAGCCTACACTAGCGGAGATTTAGTAGAGTGCACATTAGATATTGACTATGATTTTGCTGAGATATCTTCTGGTCAATTGATGGGACAAGAAGGATTGAGGGTTGACGAATTCGTCGACGACGTAGAAGAAGCAGAAGACATCGCTACCAATGGTGAAGAAAACGGTGAAGAAGTAGAAGAAATAAACGTTCAGGACGATCCCAGCCTAAGAGCAGAAGAGTGATATCTCGAGATAAAAATTTTTTTACAAATAATTATATAACAATTTCATATTAATTCATGAGGTGATAAATGAAAAGAAGAAACAATGAGGATAGGATGGTTAAAGGTCACAAACCAGCCCAATCAGAAGATCCTCCCACAATGGCAAACCCATTGGACTTTATTAATCCAACGGAGTTTGTTGCTCTACCTTCTAAAGGTAGATACCCAACCGGTCATCCCCTTCAGGGACAAGATTCTATAGAAATAAGATATATGACCGCAAAAGATGAAGATATCTTAACATCAAAATCCCTATTAAAAGAAGGGATTGCCTTAGATAGGCTTATTCAAAATTTGATTGTTAACAACCAAATCAGTTCTAAAGACCTGTATATTGGAGATCGTAACGCAATCATTATTTATGCTCGAGCATCAGCATACGGTGACAAGTACAAAACCAAAGTGACTTGTCCAAACTGTAGTGAGGTCTCTAGCCATACTTTTGACTTAAACGAATATCATTCTTATGACGGTGCAGACTACGAAGAGTTTGATTTGGAAGAGACAGAACATGGAACCTTTATGGTTACTCTGCCTATGACCAATATTGTTGCCGAAATTAGACCCCTATTGGGTATCGATGAAGCCGACATCATAAAAGACCTAAAGAAGGACAAGAAAGGCGAAAATGGATTAGTTACAAATCAAATTAAGAGATTTTGTATGTCTTTTAACGGATTTAAAGATAAAAAGACGATTAATCAAGTTGTTGATAGGTTAACCGCTGTGGACTCTAGATATTTGAGAAACGCATTTACGGCCATTTCACCTGACTTGAGTGTTAAAGGTAATTTCATCTGCAAAAGTTGCGAGTATGAAGAGGAGATGGTGGTTCCTTTTGGAACTGACTTTTTTTGGCCTGACAGATGAGTATTCTGAGCAGTTATACGAACAATTCTTTACCCTTAAACATTATGGTGGTTGGTCTATGTTCGAACTATATAATTTACCGGTTGCATTAAGAAATTGGTGGCTTAAGAGAACAATAAAAGAATACGAAGAAGAAGCGAAAAAAATGAAAAACTCTTCTAGAAAGTAATGCTCGTATAAAAACGAGCATTTTTTTCATAAAACTATTTATTTCGTATAAGGAGAAACTTTTTAATGTCCGATCGCACTGAAGAAGAACAAAAAATTCATGAATTAATGATGGAGAATCTTGAACTCACGAGACAAACCACCGAAGCACGTCAAGATGGTATTGGGGCATTACGAACTATTGAAGAAGTAGAAAAGATGCGTAACGCAAGACAAAAAGAATCAATTAGGCTCGAAAAAGAAAAATTAGAACTTCTTAATGATCACGCTGCTTTATTGGAAAATGAAACAAGATTAAGGATAGAGTCATTAGATCAAGCAATGGCAGGTCTAAAAGCGATACAGGATGAAGGAAAAAAGAATGCTGAAATTTTAAAGGCTTTTGAAGATTCAAGCGGAGCACTATACAAAGAAATGAACCAGATGGCCGCTAGTATGGGTATGACCATGAAAGAGTTCGCAGAAGAGGCTGCTGCGGCCAAATCGCCATTCGATTATATATCAAAACATGCTGGTATTACCAAGACTCGTCTAGAAAATAGCCAAAAAGTGTTGAAACAGACCACTGAAGTTTCCGGAAAATTTGCAAACTCTATGGGTTTGGCTAGTAAAGCCAGTGCCACTACCTCTGGGAAGATTTTTGAAATGGGCATCGGTATGTATCAAGCAAATAGAGCCGGCTTGGGTTTTGGAAAAATACTGACCGCACAATTTAAAACTGTATTTAATGTCCAAGCGATACTTTTTCAAATAGTTGATTTGATGGGAAAATTTGTTTTACAGACGGATACAGTTGCAAGAAACTTCCAGAAAACCAGAGGCTTTTCTATGAGTTTTCGCGATACCATTCAAGATGTATCTAGCGATCTCGTCGCCGCCGGAGTTTCTGCTGAAGATGCCGCTTCCGGACTTGGTGCATTAGCATCTAAGTTTAGTGCTTTTGGTAATTTATCGAAAGAACAAACAACACAGTTAACCAAGACCGTGGTTATGCTGAATCAGTTTGGAGTAAGCGCAGAAGACAGTGCAAAATCAATGGATTTCTTTGTCAGATCTATGAATACCTCCCTAGAAGATGCGGAAAAATTGACAGTAGAGATTGCCACCATGGGAGACCAAATGGGAGTTTCTGCTAGTAAAATGATGTCTGATTTTAAATCAGTTTCCGGAACTTTGGCAATGTATGGCCCACGGGCAGTAGATGAGTTTGAAAAATTAGCAGCAGCATCAAGGGCTACTGGGATCGAAGTTAGTAGTTTACTCGCTTTGGGTCAAAAATTTGATACTTTCTCAGATGCTGCTGGTAATGCTGGGAAACTGAATGCTGTTTTGGGCACAAACATATCTGCTATGGAAATGATGAACATGACAGAGGCCGAACGTGTCCAGACACTTCGTGAACAAATTAAATTAAGAGTTGGTAACTTTGATAATCTCAATAAATATCAACAAATGTTCGTTAAAGAAACCTTAGGTTTGAAAGATGTTGCCGAGGCGCGAGCACTTGTCAACCAATCAGAAGAAGAATATTTAGACAACCTCTCTAAGCAAGAAGCATCCAAAAAAACTCAAGAAGAAGTCTTGAAATTACAACAAGAATTAGTTCCCGTTGCTCAACAACTTAAGTTAGCCTTTATGAAGGCCATATTGGGACTAAAACCTTTAATGGCAAAGATGAATGGATTAATTGATTCATTTGTCAGTTTTGTGCAGTTTATATCGGGCCCTTTAGAGGTTGCTTTTAAGATATTAGCCGGGGCGTTTAAAGCAACAGTGGTTATATTAGAGGTTCTTATGTATGCCGTCGGTGGAGTAATGGCTATCCTTGGCGTCCTAGCAGTGGTTACCGCCGGGCCTATTGCCATTGGTATCGGTGTTGCAGTGGCTGCAGTGACTGGTTTGCTTTACTATTTTGGTCAACTAGGTACGGTACTTAAATATGTAGGGGGGATGTTGCTATTAGTTGGAGCACTAATCGTCGCAGGAGTGAGCGCACCACTCACCGCTGCCATTGCCATCATTGGGGTGTTTGTGGCTTATTGGGACGATATAGTAGATGCGTTCCAAAGATTTTTTGATGTATCACACCTGAGTGGCTCTCCAATGCTTTATCAGATGTTCGGCTACATAGCAGAAAAAGCAGAGATGTTTGGCGGAGTTTTGAAATTCTTGCTCAATCCTTTTAGTGCAATCACATCTGCTTTTGAAAAATTAATGCCGTTTTTGTCTGGTGCTTTTCATTCTTTTACTGATTTTTTGGTTAATATTCCAAGTCTTGGAGCAAATTTGTTATCTGCTGCAGGAGGAATGTTCAAGTTCGCTAGTAGTATAAAAGATGCTGCCGGTTCGTTGGACGGATTTAATCAATTTTTTCAAGAAATGTTCTCAGGAGACAATAACATAATAGAAGTGTCCACTTCATTAGGTAGTATAGGGGACGCATTTGGTTCATTAAGTGTACTTGTTGACGGCGGAGGGTTAACTTCGGCCGCTGAGTCGTTTAAGTCTCTAGTGGCAGATGCTGCGAACTTCACTGCCGAAGGTTTTGTGTCAGTAAGTCCCGATGGCGGTCTAGTAGTGGGTGCTGGTGAGGTAATGCAACAAGTGTTTGATGGAAACTTAGCAGTTGAAGTTAAAATGCCTGATTTTCAATTGCCTGAGATTACCTTAAATGTTAATATTGATAAAAACGGAAAAGTAAATATAGAGAAGATTATCGGAGGTTCTTAAAATTATGTCAACTTATGTCGACTATAGAAAGAAGTACGCCGATAGAAGAGATGCATATATCGAAATTGCTTCTGGTGAAGAATACGAACAAGCAACATCTAAGTTTCTTGCTTTTTTGAAGTCGTTCTCTATTAGTATGAATATCGATAGACAAGAAGAACTTCTGTCTGATACAAATGATATGACAATAAAGAAGGATAAGAATCTTTCTTTTACTTATGCATTCGCAATAGATATACCATGTGATAACATCAACGAATCAATCGAAAAAAGAACAGAAATCGATAGAGTCATAAAATATGCTCAACCGACGGTAGATAAAAGAAGTTATCAATATGTCTTTAAGGGTATCAAGGTTTTATTTAAAAATCTAATCAACAACGGCACTGGAGTTACCAACGTATTTGATCATGGTCTTCGCTGTGTAGTGCAGGATATTAATGTAGATTATAATGCCGACTTTGGTTTCTTTGATGGAAAAGGTATTCATGCTAAAGTTTACTCAATCAGTTTTAATTTAAATGTCTTGATATCAAATGAGGGCGGAAACAAATATGTTTGCTTAGGTTATAACAAAAAAGGCGAATTTCACCCGTCGGATGTAAAACAATGGCCCTTCTTTTTACCACCGTTCAAAAGAATGAACTTGGTTACAAATGGAGCCAACGAATTTGAGATAAAGTATGCTGATAAGAGAAATGCTTACTTAACGTTTTCATATGGAGGCAAATCCGCTAAATTTTTCGCTTTTGTTGAGGGGTTCTCGGAAAGCAATTCCTTTGAGTTCGCCGAAACCAAATTGGGTGTAAGCATCTATAGTCCTGAATTTGTAAGACAATTAGGTTATAAATTTGTACTAAATGTACCGGCCAACGATAAAAGTCAAGCCAAAACAAATATGAAAACCGTGCAGCACCTACTTAGAATACTGGCTCCTGTTAAGGGTTTCTCCGGAAACTCTAAGACTATTGGGGTTAATTTGCCCGGTCTACTTCCAAACTTGAGTTTATACGTAGATAGCGTAAGTATTAACTTTGATGTTGATATGGGATTTTTTGATGGTGATTTTTTATATTTTAAGAATTTTTCAATTGATTTTGCGACTCAAAGTTTAATCAAAGAAATAATACAAGCAGAGCCCGTAGAAGAAGAGGCGGAAGAGGAAGAAATAGATGCTAGTGGAGCACCAGAAGAGAACCTCAACGCTACCGGCCCAGCAACAAACCCAAGCACTAAACCCACCGATGCCGGTGATACATCTGGTCAGCCAACTCCAGTAGTAAAACCATCGAAGAATAATCCACAAAAAGTAACACCAACTTTAAGTTCAGACAATTTTTAAGGAGATAAAACATGCCAAACTATTATGATGATGAAACCGGAGTCAATGATTCTGAAAATTATGAGAGTCTATTTGAACAAAGGGGTGTAAAGTCAATTAAGCAATTTAGAACCAAAACATTTGAAGACTTAGACTTAACCAGCGTGAAAGTAACTAGACATATTTGGGGACAAGGTGATACTTTGCACAGACTAGCCATCAGATATTATGGAGTACCAGATTATTGGTGGACCATTGCAATAATAAATGGCAAACCCACAGATGCTCATTACAAATTAGGCGACACGGTTTTTATACCAAAATCACCAGACAATCTTAAGCGGAGAAACTAATGGCTAGAAAAAAGTTTCAAGATTTAGTTGATGCTGGTACGAACGTCGGGTGGCAGAATATATGGAAAGTCTGGAAAGGTAAAGAACCCGGCCTGCTTGAAAGTATTGCCAACTGGTTCGCCGGTAACTCTTGGGGTGACCTCCCTCCGGGTGAAAGCGCAACCGACCCAAAGATTACCACCGAGGAAGCAGCGCTTCTTAAAAAGGCTTTAGTAAATTGGCTCTCGAATACTAGTGGAGGAATGCAATACCAAGCAGATGTTAACATGAAATCTGTTGAAGCATTCAAAAGTAGACTTGAGGCGGTAGGTGTCGTAGGTGCAACACAATCAAAACTGGTCAATCAATTTAAAAACGATGATTTCACAACAAAAGATGAAAACGCTCCACACAAAGGAGATGCCCTTTTAACACCATTACATAAAGCGGTTGGCACCTCCGTCGGAGACCAAAATGCTATTAATGCAGCATACGCTTCAACCGTTTCCCAGCCATTTGCCGGGGACGGTGTTTATGAATATATTCAAAAGTATGCCGGTATTGATGTTAATCCTCCGGGAGGAGATACTAGTGCAAAAGTCGAAGAAGCAAAATTAAAAGAATTAGATGCTGCTGTCAATCAAATGCAGAACAACCCTCAAAACAACAGTAATGATGGTACCCCACTTGAGAAACAAAATAGAGAAAACACAACAGCAGACTACGTTAACGCGCTTCAGTGTGCTCTGATGTCTGAATTGACAAAGTTGGCCGATTTTAGAAAAAAAGGAGCCAAGGGTCAAGTTTCTGGTCAAAAAGGTTGGGCTGAGAAATATGCGTATGGCGCCAGAGTAGTTAATGTTGAAACAAACAACCCAGAAGGTGTTATAAACGATATGATGTTACCTAGGTACGTAGCCACGAAAGGAACCATTCCAAATGCATTTTTTGCTAATTTAGGCGGCTACGGACACGTATTTCTTGTTGATGAAGATGGAAAAGAGAGATTATTCCCAAACCAATTAGGTGTTGGATTGTCGAACGTGAACCCAATAGCATTCGCTCCAGATGGAGAAACAGAGGCAGACAAACAAGGTAATTCAAGTCAAAATGAACGCGACCATGTCACTGTTATTCCTGACTCTACTATGAGTCTCGAGAGTATGAAAGTAACATACGAAGGCGGAACACCTGCTACAGCCAGATCGGATGTCGCAGTTGCATTGACATACAAATTCAAAGGATTGGCTGTTCTGGAGATACCATTTGTGGTTCGTGATTATGAAATTGATGAGGATACATTGGTAATAACTCCCGACATCAGCGGTAAAGTCTCTCACACCGTGAGGCCGATGGACTTAATAACTGTTCCTTTGGGCCTAGGAGATAGTTCTGGCAACGGTAAAATGATGAGAAGACAATACAACCCAGATTATGGTAGGCTTAGAATTAAGTACGGAACATTTTACTATGATTCATCAGATAGTAACAAGATAACCAACAAGATAATAGAAATGCTTCGTGAAGATCAGCCAAATTTCCCTGCGAGTGGCGGAGAAGCGAGATTAAAAGAATACGGAAGAACAGAATATCACTTGGATCTTTGTATTGTTGATCATGAATTGTCTTCTACTGATGCGAAAAAGGATGAATGGACTTTAACCCTGAACTACAGAGGATACATACAACAATATTTAACAAGCCCAATATTTGATGCAATGCAAAGCAAAGAGGATCTTAAGGAACTACAAAAGAAAGAAGAGGAAATCAACAAAAAGGCTGCAGACGCCAACTGTAGTGCATCGCAAAGCAGAATTCTTCAAAGACAATTCAATGGAGAAATAGCCAGTAGACGAGTTGCTAAATATAGAAACATAATGAAAAGACTAATCAAACAAAATTTAACGCTATCAATTGATGTAAAAAATGAGACTTTAGACAACATATTGAGGCAAGAATTTGACTTTGAGACACAAAGTGCACTTTCAGGTGATGGCAAGGAAGAGTTTAACACCGCTAGTATACAAACCGATAGCGGGTCAGACCCTGCGGGTAGTGATCCACCGGCATTAACTCCCGAGGAACAAAAGGCTCTTGACGACAAAAAAAATAAACAAGGACTTAAAGATGCCAAAAGTAGAGAAGGAAAAACCCCTATACCTTTCTTTTTTCTGGGTGATGTGCTGAGGGTCTCCGCAGATGCAATATTTGATGACACTGATGGCGGCATAGATCCAAATATTGAAGAATTAAACTATAATGACTTTCGATTCATTGCATGTCCATTTGCTTATAAGAACCCCAAAAAACCAAACTCAACAACTCAGTACATAAATATAACGGAAATACCAATATCTTCTGCTTTTTTTCAAAGTTGGTTCCACGAAAACGTGGTAAAAAAGAATAAAGAGTTTTATCCCATAGGGACTTTTATACGTGACTTATGCGAAGTTGCTATGTCAAACTTGTTGTCTGAATATTGTTTTGGTGACTCATTGGAGCCAAAAATACATTACACAACAACTTTCCATAGAGCAAAAAAAATAACCCACAGTAAAAGCAGTTATAAAAAACCAAGATCAAGTGGTAACAGAGCGCTATTACAACCAGCAGCAACTGGTGAAGCCGCTTCATCCTTTTTTATAATACACCCTATGAATCAGAACTACTTCTCTTTGGTGGATAATGAGGTTTTTAATCCAAAAGATCATAGAATCCCGTATCTCCCTTTTGGTCGAAGATGTACAACAGGTCCAGTTAAGTCTGCTAACTTTAATAAACAAAATGCGCCATACCAACGTGAAGCCAGATTCGCTAATTCTTCCCAATCGGGGCTTACTTTATTATCTAATGTGTATGATGTGACATTGAACCTAAATGGGGTATTTGATTATTACCCGGGATCAATTATATATATCGACCCTGTTGATTTAACAAAAGGAAAGCCGGCAGGTCAACCCTCCGAACCATATGAGGAAGGTTCTTTTTCATTTGTCACTGGTCTTGGTGGATATCACTGTGTTACCAGTTGCACTGTTGAAATCAAAGATCTGGATAAAGATAATGGGATCAGTATAGCCACCACTGTAGTTGGTAAGTGGGTATATTCAGGTGTAGCCTCGGAGACTAGACCAAATCATAGTGGTAATAAATCACTCGGTATTCAATCTGATAAGAAAAAAGAATCTAAAGAATGCGAAAATCTGATTAATGCTGGTCGTGTTTCTTTATTGCAGGGAATTGATCCAGAGCCACCTGAAGAAGGAGAACCGACAGAATGAGTAGACAATTTAAGAAATCAAACAATCTTCCAACAGCCGCTTCTTGGTTTTTTAATGCAAAATGGAAAACCCAAGCGTATGGAAACATCATCCCACCAAAGGCAGTTAAAGATTTGAATTTTGTAGAAAGAATGTATTATGGAGTAATGGACCCCAGTAATTACAGTGTTGTTCCCAAAGAAGAACATTTAGTGCCTCTACTTGGTTCAGACAATTCTGTTGGGCCTAGAGTTTTTGATTTTGTTGCTGATGCTTGGTCTGTCATGAATCTAAATTTCATGGTGGCCTGTCAGAAGGGGTTGATACAAAAAGAAGGAGCCGCTTTTGCAGAAATGAAAGCCATTCAGGCATATGAAAATCCTATTAGCAAATACACAAATTTCATAAGAAACGCTTTAAATTATTATAATACAAATTATATTTTAAATGTAACCAGTGTAAACAATATAACATCTTATGATGACTATGTCAATCACTTTTTTAAAATGTTAGAAAATAATTCTGTTGGGAGACCAATAACTTTAAGTAGATGGCTTAAATCATACGGTTCCTCTGTGTTAGATACCGGATTGGCAATAAAGTATTTCGATATGCCAATTGGAAATGATCAATCAAAAATTGATCAAATATTAGATCACCCATCATTTGAATATTTTTCTAATTTATGTTTGAATATGGGATTTAGTATCTTAAGACATACTCCAAATATATTATTATTTGATATATCTTCTCCTGCTAGTAGACCTTATTTATCTAGAAAAGGATTAGTTAGATTAGATAATATATTTGAAAGAAGATATAATAGATCTTATATATATGACATGAATCTATTATATAATAATATTAATATATACTATAATAAATTTGTAACTAGATATCCTAGTAGTCAAATAAAGAAAATAGTATGTAAAAGAAGTACTCAAGTATGGATCTATAGAGAGCCTGTTTCATTAGATACAAGACCAGAAGAATTGAAACTTATAAGTGATTGTTTAAAAATAAAAAACCTAGAGCAAGGTTATCCTTTTTCAGAATCAAGAATACAACAAATTTATGATAAAGCAAAATACTTTCAGAAAAAATTTGACACAGACAAAGTAATGGGTTATATTAGTAGTGAGTTCAAAGATCAGGTTTGGAACAAGGACCATGGCTTCCATGATTTGACTTTGCAAACTCAAAACACAACAAGAACAACAACAGGAAACTTACAACCCGGAGAAACAAGTGCTCCAACAAGCAACACACCATCAGGTGGTTCAAGCGGAGGCTCAACATCTTCAGGTTATTAAAAAAGGAGGGCTCATGATATTCCAAATTATGGATGATAAGAAAGATTGTATAGGTGTTTATGCAAAAAATAAATTTATATATGATAGAATACCAGCAAATATTAGCAAAACTTGGGGTTTTTCAAGACACTTAGAAGATTATAATATTGAGTATGCATATTTGTGGTCAATGGGAAAAAATATAGGTAAAACCTGCCCAGAACACTTAGAGGCTAGATGGAAAACAGCAGAAAAGAAAATAAGATCTCACTTCAAGTCGATATATAAAACAAAAATTAATTTAGAAGATATATGTTTTTTTGATATAGTACCCGAAAAGCAACTTATGCATTATTATCAAACAAAAAATGAAATTTGTGAATGGGTTTTTGAGAATTTCGAAAGACCAGAAAACTATTCTTTGCTTTTAGATACATATAAAACAATTAATTCAATATCTAAAAATAAAGTTAACATTAATTTGAATAAACTATATAGGCATTCAAAAATAGATAATAAGGCGAGACACTTACTTAAGTGGATCCAAGAAAATCCTAGCCCAATTGTTAATTATGATTTGTTTGGAAGCGTAACCGGTAGACTTACTACCAAAGTAGGGAGTTTTCCCATAATGAATTTAAAAACAGAAATAAAAGACATTGTCGAACCTAAATGGGATTGCTTCGTTGAACTTGATTTTAATGCAGCAGAAATTAGAACAATGATTTCCCTAATGGGACAAGAACAACCACAGGAGGATATACATGAGTGGAACATCAAAAACATATTTAAAGAAGACATCAGCAGAGAGAAGGCAAAACAAAGATTTTTTGCTTGGTTATACAACTCGGAAGATAATTCAATCGATTCCGAGTATTACAGCAAGCAAATGTTGGTCGATAAATTCTACTGCGAGCAAAAAGAGGAAATACGGAACCCTTTTGGTAGAAGGACAGGTTGCGATAGATTTCACGCACTTAACTACCTCTTGCAATCCGCTTCCTCCGACAACTGTTTGGACAGGGTCAACAAAATCGAAAGATTCTTAAGAGATAGGAGAAGTTATGTCGCCTTTACTATACACGATTGTGTTATTATCGACCTTCATAGGGATGATCGTGATCTCATTCCACATATCAAGCAGATTTTCGAAGATTCGAAATTAGGAAACTTCAAATCTGGCTGTAAAATAGGAAAAAATCTGAGAGATATGAGGAATTTTTCATGGCAATAAATAACGGAGACCTAGTAATTACTTTGCCAAAAATTAAAGAAATTCAAAGTATTGTTAATTTAGAGGTGGGTCAAATGGGTTTTGTTGTCGAAATTGAGCATGGTACACAAAGTACTGTGTATGGTGTAATAATTGATGGTAAAAAATATTATTTATTTGATGATGAAATAAAAAAAGTGGAGGAAACATGTTAATCATCGGACTCGGAAATGCAGGATGCAATATATCTGAATTATTTAAAAAACATAAACAGTATCAAGTTGAACTGTTAGACGAAGATAAAGGAATCAAAAAATGTGGTTCTGTTGAGGAATATGATGAGATCAATTATAAGCCTCGCAAGAAAGCCGTCAAATCTGCCACTGAGGGCATTCTATTTGTGTGCGGCAGTGGTAAGATATCTGGAGCCACTCTACGCGTCCTAGAGGGCCTCAAGCACGTTAAAATGACTGTTGTTTATATTGTGCCTGATTTAGAACAATGTTCAAATTTGGAACACAGAAGGCACAAGGTTCACTTTGGAATCCTTCAACAATATGCTAGATGCGGCTCTATAGATGAACTATTAGTTCTGGATAACAAAAAGATCGCAGACTTTGTTGGATATGGAACTGTTTTGAAATATTATGATAATGTAAATCATTATATATATTCCGTGATACATACTTTAAATTATTGTAACAATGTAAAACCAGATTTCGACACAAGACATAAAATAAAAGATATAAGTAAAATATCGACACTAGGATGGGGTATTTTTGGAGAAAAAGAAGAAAAAATGTTTTTTTCCCTTGACAACATAACTGAGACGAGTTATATTATTAACATAAATGAGGATGAACTAAATAATGACATTACTGTAATGCCTACTGTTCAAGCGATGGTTAAAGATAACAAATCGTTGAATAGAGAAACTTCTTTCGGCATTTGGTCTACTGAAGAAGAAAAAAGTTACTTTTACATAAAACATTATACTCATATTATACAAGGGGAGGAATGAAAAATGAAATTAATATTTGCAACTGTGCTGTTTGTTTTTTTATTCACTTGGTTGTGGATGACAGTTACAAAAAAAGTTTAAAAAAATATTTGACAAGATAACCTCAACGGGTTATATTATTATATAATACAAAGCAAGGAGATAAAAAATGCTTAGTTTAATATTGCTCACCATTATTGGTTGCGGCGAAAAAGAAGAAGATTCTGCTTCAAAAGCAGTAGTCGAAGACCCTTCCGAGGGTTAAAAAAAGTTTGTAAAAAAACTTGACAATGTAATCCTAACAGGTTATATTATATATGTTCAACAAAAAGGAGTTATTATGAGCATCACACAAAATTTCCCAGTACACACTGGAACATTCACTACACAAAAAGGCGAAAAGCGTACAATGAACTTCATCAAGACTTCAGACTTACCGTCCTCTATAACAAGTCTGCATTCGCGAGTTCGAAAACTTCAACCGGGGTTTGAGACAGTATATGATGTAGATAAGGGACAATATCGTACCTTTAATTATAATACGTTAGTGGGCAATATTTCCATGAATCGTCAAAGTGTAACAATCCAAAGTTAGTTTTTTGGGGTTTTGGGCGTTTTTCCTTAAAAACGTTCATTTTTTTCTTGACACGGTTTAAAATACGTGTTATATTATAAGTACGAGTTGTGTTATACAACTTAAAATAAACCGGGGGTAAGGTTGAAACCCTGCTCACCTTAAAATTAGTAACAACAGGAGATACTACTATGGCTATAAATATTGAAGCGATGCGAGCCAAACTTAACGCATCTAAAACAGGCAGAAAAGGTCAAACTAATAATACGAAATGGCGACCAACTCAAGGAGACCAAACCATTCGTATTCTTCCTACAGCAGATGGAGATCCGTTTAAGGAATTCCACTTCCATTATAATGTAGGCAAAAACCCCGGCATTCTTTGTCCAAAGAAAAATCATGGTGAAGCATGCCCAATTTGTGATTTCGCATCAGAATTATGGAGACAAGGAGTAGAAAATGATGATAACACTCTAAAGTCTGAAGCGAAAAAACTATTTGTAAGAAAAAGATATTATTCCCCTATCATTGTCCGTGGCAATGAAGCGGAAGGTGTAAAGATTTGGTCTTATGGAAAGCAGGCTTATGAAACCTTACTAGGTTATGTTCTTGATGCTGATTATGGTGACATTACAGATCCAGAGACAGGAACCGACCTTGTATTGAATTATGATGTCCCCGGTACCCCCGGCTCTTTTCCTAAGACCACATTGAAACCTCGTCGACGCCCGAGTGTTCTTTGTGATGATGCAGTCGCTGACTGCGCTGAACTATTAGAATCAGTCCCAGAAATCGGTGGTCTTTTTGAAAGAAAAACCACAGAAGAAATTAAGTCTATACTTGATGATTTCTTATCTACCGACACGTCCTCCGAAAGTAGATCTCGTGAAACATCAAAGTACAACAATGGAACCTCGGGTGTCGACAAGGCCTTCGATAAATTTATGAATGAAGAATAATCCATAGTCCTCCTTGTTGTAGGGGTCGCGCCGTCCAGCCCTTGGTTAAAAAATTGGACGGCATTCTTTTTAATGGAGGTGTGATATGTCAGCACAAGATGATTCACGAGAAAATAAACAAAAGAAAATCTTCGGCTTTGGAGATCACAGTCGTGGCCAAAAATATGATTTTATTATTAATGGCATCAAAGGAGAACTTAAAACAAAAAAAACAGGAAAACCCTGTTCAACAAAAAGAAGGTTTACCCTAGAGACAGTTTCAGAATGGCTAACGACAGATTTTATAGTATCAGAATATGATGAAAATGACTCTAAAGAACTTACAGGTGTACATTATTATTTACCAGCAGGATCCCTACAGTCTTGGCTAGAACAACAAAAGACTAAACTGTTTAAAGGTACAGATAGTAGGCTAGGTTATTCAAATGTTGATTATATTGAAAAAATGATACCGAATGAATCTTCGGAAGAAGATATTCAACAATTGCAAAAAATTCTTAAATTATGTAAAAAAAGTGTTTGTTTGAATTGTCCGACAATCCCACACAGTTACATAAAGAAGAATGGAATTTTACTAAAAGAAGAAAACTTTGAAAAACAAAAAAACTATTTAAAGGAGAATAAAAAAATTGGGTAAAGTAATAAAAATGAGTAAAATAAAACCGGGTAAAATTGATATTGCTGCAATGAAAAAATTTGTTAACAAAAAAGTTGGAATTGACATTGCGCATGATCTCCGTCAGGATAACCCTACGGAAGTAAAGACTTGGATCCCCACGGGTTCAAGGTGGCTTGACTCTATTACAGTTAGAGGAAAGTATGGTGGTATTCCCGTTGGGAAAATCACTGAGATTGCTGGGCTGTCTTCAGCCGGTAAATCATTTATGGCTGTCCAGATAGCCGCCAATGCTCAGAAGATGGGCCACACTGTGGTTTACTTCGATGCTGAAAGTGCTATCGATCCAATGTTCTTAACAAATGCTGGTGTAAACACGGATGAACTTCTGTATGTTCAAGCAGTATCAGTTGAGAAAACATTGGAAACCATTGAAGATCTTATGGGAGAATATCCAGAGACTCAATTCTTGTTTATTTGGGATAGCATCGCTGCTACCTCTTCTGAAAAAGAAATTGAATCTGA